GAAGGAGCGTCCTGGCCTGTTTGGGCAGCGTTCTGGCTCGTCAGCGGCTGGTTCAGCCTCGAAGGCGGATAAGTTCGGCGGTTTCAAGCTCGTGAAATAGATAGTGGGAGGTGTCTGATGGAGAAGCCCGCGTGGTTGATTGGGTGTCAGACACCTACACGGCAGCATGTACCGACAGGTGATGTTGAGTTTGCTGATAAGGCTTGCGAGTTTGTCCGTTGGGCTGGTCTCAGCTTGTACCCGTGGCAGGAGAACCTGCTGCGGGATGCGTTGCTTCAGACTGATGAGGGTATGTGGGCTTCGCGTGAGGTTGTGGTGTCCCTGGCCCGCCAGAACGGCAAGGGCGAGGTCCTTGTGGCCCTAGAGTTGGTGGCTATCTACCTGTGTGGTGCGGAGCGCATCATGCATTCGGCTCACTTCCTAGATACGGCGATGGATGCGCGTGACCGCCTATGGGATGTCATCGAAGCGAACCCGGCGCTTATGGAGTGGTGGGAGGATGAGCACCCGGGCGAGTACCCGAAGCCGGTGCTTGGTAACGGCAAGGATGCGATTAAGTTCCCGAATAAGGCGAAGATTTATTATCGCACGCGCACGAAGAAGACTGGTCGTGGTTTGTCGTTTGACTGGCTGATTTTTGATGAGTGCTTTGACCTCCCGAATGAGGTTTATGCGGCGATGAATAACACGACGAAGGCGCGGCCTAATGCGCAGAAGGTGTTTATTTCGTCGCCGGTGAATACTCGCGAGCATTTCCATGGTGCGATTTTCTCTGCGAAGCGTTGGGCTGCTTTGGATGGTGTGGACGGCATGCTGTTTAAGGAGTGGTGTCGTGAAGAGGGGGATGATCCGTTTGAGGAGTCGACGTGGGTGAAGGCTAATCCGTCGTTGGTGGATGAGCCGCGCCCTGGTGTGCAGTTGGATGAGGTTCGTGCTGAGGCTGCTTCGGCGCGGTCGTCGGAGGCACTTCTTGAGCCGTTTCTGGTGGAGACTCTGGGGCAGGGTGAGTGGGTGCCGCGTGACGGGGATGTGGTGGATGACTTTGTTCCGGTGGTTGATTTTGAGGCGTGGGCGTCTGCTGCTGCGTTGATGCCGTCGTCGTTGGGGGAGTCGTGTTTGGCGGTGGATGTGACTCCGGATGGTGAGTCTGTGGGTGTGGTGTCTGCTGCGCAGTGGGGTGAGCGGGTGTTCCTGTCGCTGGCTCCGTATGAGGAGTTTGACCGTGGTCTGGTGGTTGAGAAGGTCGCTAGCACGGTGAAGCTGAATGACCCGTCTGCTGTGGTGCTTGACCCTTCTGGGCAGTGCTCAACACTGGTCGAGCCGCTGCGGGGTATCGGGGTGGCGCCGGAGACGCTGAGCGGTTCGCAGGTGTCGAAAGCGTATGAGTTGTTTCTGCGCATGTGGGCAGAGAAGCGGATTGCACATGATGGTTCGCCGCGTTGGTTGGATGCGTTGGGGGTGGCGCAGGAGCGTTCTAAGAATGGTCGGTACCGCAGCCTTGACCGATATTCCGGTGATGTGACCGTGTTGGTCGCCGCGTCGCTGGCGGTGTGGGGATTGCAGGAGTTCGGCATCGGCGATGTCGAGGTTGAGGTGAAGCGCACCCGTCATTACGTGAGCTCGGCGCGGGCTGTGAAGAAGCAGCGTCGTGTGTCTGAGATGAGTTTCTAAGGAGGTGGCCCGTGTGGCTGGTTTGAATGTGCGCGAGGTGGGCCATGCCCGGGGCGCCCGTAACCATGCTCTCGCGGAAGACAATTGGGGGCTGCGGTTCCCGCATTCTGCGAAGGTGTTTGCGAAGATGGGCCGCGAGGATGCTCAGGTTACTTCGGTTCTGCGTGCGGTGACGTTGCCGATTCGTCGCGCTACGTGGTTTGTGGACCCGAATGGTGCGCCGGATGAGATTGTCGCCGCCGTGTGTGAGGACCTGCGGCTTAGGGCGAAGGGCGAGGACCCGAATAAGCCGTTCGCGCCGCGCACCGGCAGGGTGTCGTGGGAGAAACACCTAGAGCAAGCTCTGAAATCTTTGCAGTTTGGGCACATGTTCTTTGAGCAGGTGTACGAGCCTGGCCTGGATGGGCGTGAGCGACTTGTAAAGCTGGCCCCTCGGTGGCCGGGCACGATTGACCAAATCAACGTTGATGATGACGGTGGCCTGGCGTCGATTCGTCAGACCCCGCTGGCGTCTAGCTCACGTGTGGGTGAGGCGCGTGTCATTCCGGTGGACCGGCTCGTGGCTTACGTCTTCGATGATGAAGGCTCGCAGTGGACGGGTAAGTCTGTGCTGCGCCCCGCGTATAAGCATTGGAAGCTACGTGATTCGCTGCTGCGTCTTGAGCTGAACACTTTGGACCGCAATGGCATGGGTGTGCCGGTGTATACGGGTTCGGATGTGGCGATGGACCCGGACAAGGACCTTGAGGATGGTCAGGCCATTGTTGAGGGGTTCCGTGCGGGTGAGCATTCTGGGGCGTCGATTCCCGCGGGTGCGAAACTCGCACTGTTGGGTACTTCGGGGCAGTTGGTTAGCCCGCGTGAGGCGATTAACTACCACGACAGCATGATTGCCAAGTCGGTGCTTGCGCACTTCCTGAACCTTGAGGGTAAGGGCGGCTCGTACGCCCTGGCGGAGACGCAGTCTGACCTGTTTATTCAGTCGTTGCAGACCACAGCGGAGTGGCTCGCGGATGTGGCTACCCAGCACATTGTTGAGGACCTTGTTCGGGTTGCGTTCCCTGAGCACACGGGCTTGGTGCCGCGTATTGCGTTCGACCCGATTGCGTCGAAGAAGGAAATCAGCGCCGCTGACCTCGCTGGGCTGAAGAATGCCGGCCTGATTCTGGGTGATAAGGACCTTGAGGAGGACCTGCGGCGCCGGTATACGCTGCCGCCAAAGCAGAAGCTAACCGATGCGCTTGAGTCGAAGAAGCAGCGGCAGCAGTTGGAGGAGCAGATAGGCGTCACGCTAACGAGTGACGGTGATGCGTCTACGAGTAGTGAGGAAGGAGGCCCGGTATGAGCGAGATTCTTTTGTATGGGCCGATTGGGCCGGATTTTTGGGAGCCTGAGAATGCGATTACTGCGAAGTCGGTGATGGCTGAACTCTCCGAAATCTCCGGAGACGTAACGGTACGCATTTCATCTGGTGGCGGTGATGTTTACGAAGGCATCGACATCATGCAGGCCTTGAAGAATCACGATGGTGAGGTCACCGTGATTGTGGAATCACTGGCCGCGTCTGCCGCGTCGTTCATCGCGGTGGGTGGTGCTGACCGTGTGCTGATGCGGGAGTCATCGGAATTGATGATCCATCGTGCGTGGACCCTGGCGGAAGGTAATGCGGATGAAGTTCGCAAGACCCTTACTGACCTTGAGCGCCAGGACAATAAGTTGGCCGCTATCTACGCCGGTAAGGCCGGCGGTGAGATACAGGACTGGTTGGATGCGATGAGTGCGGAGACCTGGTACACCGCCGAGGAAGCTGTGGCCGCCGGCTTGGCGGATGGGATTGTGGCGGAGAAGTCGTCCGCTCCGGAGCCGTCGGCGTCGTTGGCGAAGCGGCGTTTCAAGTTCGCTAACCGGGCTGCGGCTCCGCCGCCGCCTGCCACCCGGTCGGAATCGGGGGACATGACAACGAAGCCCAGTGATGGGCAGGAAGGGGATACTGTGAGTATCTTGAATCAGCTTGCCCAGGAGTTGGGCAAGAAGCCGGAGGACGTGCAGCGCGCACTCTCCGGCTTTTTTAATGAGGAGGTTACCGTGACCGCCACTGTTGACCTTGCCTACCCGGAGGATGCGACTGTCGTCCCGACCGGCGCGGTTGAGGTTGCTCCGGTGGGTGAGGTGCCCGCTGGTGTCGTGTTTGAGCTGACCGGTACCCCGGACGGTTGGACGGGTGAGGTCGCTGAGGACACTGGTGTTCTCAAGGTGACCGCGCCGTCCAGCGTGGAGCCGGACACCACCGTGGAGTTCACTGTCACCGCCAACGGTGGGGATGCACCGGTGGAGTTGACCGTACCGGTCACGGTGAAGGCTGCGGCCAACACCGAGGAGGACACCCCAGCTGAGCTCACCCCGGCCCCGGCTGCGCCAGCGGATGACACCGTCACCCTCGACGCCGAGACCTACGCCGAGCTCAAGGCAGCAGCTCAGCACGGATGGAAGGCCATGGAGCAGCAGAAGGAAGCCGACCTCGTCGCCGAGGTCGACGGCTGGATTAAGGAAGGCCGCATCTCCGCCGCCCGCCGAACCAAGGCGATTGCCGCGATGAAGCGCGACCCCGAAGCCGCCCGCGACATCTACGGCTCTAACCCCGCTGGCACCATCCCACGTGCGGAAATTGGCTACGGCAAGGACGTGGAGACGGAGCCGTCAAAGAACCTGTCCGCGAAGGCCGACAAGGTCGGCTTTCTTTCCCGCAAGAACTTTCACTAAGGAGAAGTCATGTCGAACCCCACTTTCCGCTCCGGCCCGATTAGCTACAAGGCCGAGGAAGACGTCACCAAGTTCCGACTCGTGCAGGTTGGCGAGAACGGTGTGAAACACGCTGAGGCTGCTGGCCCCGTGTTTGGCGCCGTAACCGAGAACGCGTTCGCCCCGAAGGAAGAGCAGCCGGTCAACACCCTTGCGCTGGACGCGCCGGGCATCGTTGCCGTCCACATTGGCCCCGCCACCGTCCCGCTCGAGGTCGATGGTGACGCCACCGCGATTAAGCAGGGCGCCCCGGTGTACGCCGCCGCTGACGGCAAGGTGTCCGCGTCCGGTTCCCTGCTTGTTGGTGTTGCTGCCCGCCCGGGTGCTGGCAAGACCGTCAAGACCACCCTTGTCACTCCGGTTGTTGCTCCGGCAGCAGCGGGCTAGCCCAACAATTTTTTGAGAAGGAGAATTTAGAATGAGTGAGCTCATTACTAGCGCCTACGATGGGCCGAAGCTGACCGTTTCCGAGATGCTTGAGGACCCGACGTTTATCCCCCAGCGCATCATTGATGGTCTTCAGGGCCAGTTTCTGGAAGACCTGTTCTTCCGCCAGGCGGAGCCCAACAAGGGCGTCGTCGCTTTCCGTGAAGCCGCTGGCCTGTACCTTGCCGACGATGCTGAGGAAATCGCCGAGTTTGGTGAGATTCCGGTATCTGCCCCGGAGCTTGGTGCTCTGCGTGCTGCCTACGGCATCAAGACCGGTGAGGCTATCCGCATCTCCTATGAGATGAAGAACGAGAATAAGGTCGACCAGGTCAACCGCCACATTCAGGCGCTTGAGAAGACCGTCATTCGTCATGGTATTAACGCTGTGCTTGGTGTGTTCGAGGCGGCGAATGTGCCGTCTCTGCAGGCGTCCGCCCCGTGGACTGGTGGTGACCCGGTCAAGGACGTGTTCGATGCGATTGAGCTGGTTCAGTCTGCCCATGAGGACGACAACGTTGACCGCCAGTTCGACTATGAGCCGAACACGATTCTGCTGCACCCGGCTTCTTACACGAAGCTGGTGCGCAATGAGCAGATGCAGAAGTACTACATTGGTAACGCCGCTCTGGATAACCCGGTGTTCCTTGACCAGAATGGTGACTCCATCTTTGGTGGCCTGCGCTCCACTGAGCTGTTTGGCACGCTGCGTGTGGCTACCTCGCGTCTGATTGAGGCTGGCACCGCGTACGTCTTTGAGGCGCAGGGGGTTGGTTTCAAGTCGGATACGATGCCGTTGACCGCGACGCCGTTGTACTCCGAGGGTGGTCAGTCTGAGCTTGGTGGCCCGACGATGTCGTGGCGTTCTGACCTTGTTCGCAAGCGTGCTATCGCGGTGGACAATCCGAAGGCTGTCGTCAAGCTGACGGGTATCGCCTAATGGTTAAGGTTACGTTGGCGAAGTATTGGAGCCCGGAGGATGTTGTGCATCCCCCGGGTTCTGTCGTTGAAGTGGACGAGGAGACAGCACGGTGGCTAAAGGCTTGCGGTGCGCTGGTTGATTCGTCTGCGAAGACGGCGGTGAAGAAGCCTGTGGAGAAGCCTAAGACGGAGCCAGCGCCCGAGCCGGAGGCGGAGCCTAAGGCGGCTGCTGGTTCAGTGGAGCGCCCGGCTCGCGCCGCGTCGATTGATGATTGGCGCAAGTACGCCGAGTCCCTGGGGATTGTCACTAAGGGCCTGTCGAAGAAGGACATCATCGCCGCAACCCAATAGTGAGGGAGGTGCAGCATGCTTGAGATTAGTGCCGAGTATGTGGCCGAGCGTCTTCCTCAGTCGTTGACTGGTGAGGAGATGAAGCGCCTAGGCGTGTTCATTGAGGACGCCATTGACCTCATTGAGGTTGAGTTCATGCGCTGTGGTCGGGACTTTGACCAGGAGCTGGAATCGGTGCCGTGGTTGGGGTCTGTGGCGCGGCGCGTGATTCGTGAAATGGCGTCTGCGGCGATTCTCGTTGGCCCTAATGCTGGTGTGCGGTCTGTGTCGTCGACGACGGGGCAGGAGTCGGACAGCATCACCTATGCCGATGTGGACAGCGTGAGTTTCGGCGGTGTGCGTCTGACTGATGCGCAGCGTGCCCAGCTTGGCCTGTGTATGCCGGGTGGTGCTCGTGGGCATTTCCCGCCGCCGCGTTGTTGGCCGGAGGTGTACTCGTGGCCGAAACGATAATTGTTCATGGTGCCGCTGGTGGCGTGGATGATGATGGTTACCCGGTTGCCGGTGGGCCTGACCGTGAGGTCATGGTGAATTCGGTGCAGCCGTTGTCTTTGTCTGAGATGTCGGATGAGGACAAGCAGGGCACCCGCGATATTTTGCGGGTGTGGGCGCCGGCTGGGACTGAGGTTTCGGATGGTGATGAGGTGACGGTGCGTGGCAAGCGGTATCAGGTGCGGATTACTGCGTGGGATTGGTCTAAGCATCGTCGCCCCGTGTACCGGCGGCATCGTCCATCAATGGTTTTCGATTGTGTGAGGGGTGAGGGCTAGTGGCGAAGGTTGGTAAACCGCAGCTGAATATCCCGGATTCTTGGTATAAGAAGAATCTTTCTGCTTTGGCCCCGCAGCTCGCGGCGAAGGCGCAGGCGGTAGCTGGGGCTGTGGATGGTGATGTTCCGGTCACGGTGACGGCTAAGACGGACCGTAATGGCCGGCCTGTCGCGCTGGTAACACTGGCTCATGCGAAGGGTCTGGCTATGCAGGCTAAGCGTGGCACGTTGACGCGTGCCGCGGCGTCGCAGGGCCTGGATGTGCACCGCTATAGCCAGGGGTGACGCGGTATGGATTATTTTGTGCAGCGTAATGCCCCGGAGGTCATTCGTCGCGCTCTGCGCGGTGTGATGGCGAAGCCGATAAGGGTCGTCGCGACTATCCCCCAAGGGTGGTCAGTAGAGGACGGCCCGGTGGTGACGGTGTCGAGTGATGGTTCGCCGCGCTCGGGCCGTGCTACATCGACTGAGAATGTTCGTGTCAACGTTTATGGCAAGTATGAGCCAGAGGTTCGGCGGGTCGCCGCCGAAATAGATGCCTGGCTTCTCAACCCCCACAGTGTTGGGGGTTTTCGCATATCTCCCGGCCCATTCCTCATCGTGAAGGACGAGGACGTGAAGGGCTGGGTTGCTGCGGTCACGGTGGTGGCCGCGTCTACTAAGAAAGGATTCGCAAGATGACTTCTCCTATTAACGACCAGGGTACTCAGACCTTGGAAACTGACCGCGCCCGGATGATTGATGTCTGGAAGGACGCGGAGGTTTATACCTCTACTGAGGCTGACCCGAAGATTGGGTTTGATGGGTCGTTTGACCCGAAGGTGTGGTCTTTCGTTGGCCTGCTGAATGATGGTTCTGCTATCACTCAGGAGCCGGAGGTCGACCGCACTGAAATCAACTCCTTTGGTGGCGTGCTTCAGCTTCTGAATAACAAGTTCAAGAAGGACGTTCGTGGTTTCGACGCGCTCGAAATGAACGACGTGACCTTCCCGCTTCTGTGGCCGGGCTCTGATTTCAAGGAGGGTAAGCCTGGTGTCCTCATGGCGCCGGAGAACCCTGCTGAGGTTTTCATCGCGTTCAAGACCACCAACAGCTTCGGCGATATCTACATTGATGTATCTCGCCGTCGTGCGTTGGTGTACGCCGATAGTGGCAATGAGCGCAACGACGATGGTGCTTCCATCACCCAGTTCAAGGCTGAGATTCGTAAGGACCAGTACGGCGCACTGTATGACTACCTGCGCCTGAAGGGTGACGATACCCCGGATGAGCTGCCGGAGGTCATCCGCTTCTCTGCTGAGAAGAATGATTCTGGTGACGCGGCGGAGGAGGCTCCGTCTCGCGGCGAAGCTGATGCTGGTGCTGGCGAGGAGGCTGGCGCTACGCAGTAATGCAATGGGGTAGGGGAGATTTTTGGCAGACCGCCCCTACCCCTCTACTCAATTGGTCTGCCCAAGTTTTATCCAAATAACTCAATGTGAAAGGGTCTGCCATGACTACTCGCAAGAAAAAGAACGACACCATCGACCCTAAGGACGCTACCGGCGCCCAGGCCGAAGCCCTCGAAGAAACCACCGATACCAACGATGAGGTGGTGGAGTACCCCACGTTCACCATCGAGGTCAACGGTGAAGACATCGAAATTGAGGACCGCTGGACTCGTGAGGCGGCACCCGGCGGAATGATGTTCGTCTTCCACGAGCGCTACGCCCAGAAGTACATTCCGAGTGTGCTTGAGCAGCTCATTGGTGAGGACCAGGTGTTTAAACTGATGGACCTTGGCCTGTCGGTTGATGAGTTCCGTGAGGTGTTTAAGGCGTGGGGTGAGCGCCGCCAGGGAAAATAGATCTCCTGTACCTCATTGCCGAGCATGAGGATTTGGTCGAGGTTGATTTTCAGCGTTTCTACCACCTGGATTACCGCGACTTCTACCGCCCCGGGGGTGGTGCGTCTCGTATGACGCTGCGGCGCATGCTTCTGCTTGCGGAGCATTTGCCGCCGGAGTCCCTGTTCCACTCCGTGATGCAAGACCGCCCGCCTGTCAGTGAGATTTCTTCGGTGCTGATGGATATTTGGTCAAGCTTGAACGGCCAGAAGCATCCGCGTTGGGAGCAGTTGAAGCGTGAGCGTCGCGCCAAGGAGCGTGAGCTTGCGATGGAGCGGGCACGTGAGAAGGCCCGAAAGTTTAATGCCGCCAGGAAGTAGCCTGTGCGGCCTTTTTTGATGGAGGTGTTCGCTCATGGCTGGTGCTGCTGGCTACGCTGTCCTGCCCACTACGATTTCGCTGGCGGGTATCGGCAAGGAACTGCAGGATAAGCTGCTTGCCCCCACCTCGAAGGCGGCGAAGAAGGCCGGCGACTCCATCGAGAAGGGCATCACCAAGGGCACTGATGATGCTGCGAAGCGGGTTGAGAAGGCCAACTACCGTGTGAAGAAGTCCTCGGAGGAGTTGGCTGATGCTGAGGCGAAGCGCAACTCTGAGGTACTGAAGTCTCAGGCTGCGGCGAAGCAGTTGGAAGCTGCGGAGTCGAAGCTTTCCGAGATGAAGAAGTCCGGCAAGGCCAGCTCGGAGCAGTTGGCTAAGGCTGAGGGTGACGTGTTCGCCAAGCGTGCCCGGGTTGAGACTGCTGCGCAGAATGTTGAGAAGGCGGAGCGCGGCGTTGAGAAAGCCATGGCGGAATCGAAGCGGGCTTCTGATTCTCTCGCCACGGCGCAGAAAGACCTCGAGAATGCCACGGACGAAGCCACCGGTGCGACCCGGGAGTTTGGCGACGCTGCGGCTGATGCTGACGGTAAGGGCCAGGGCTTTGAGGTTTCTCTGGGCAAGATTGCCGCCGCCGGTGCCGTGGTGGTTGGTGCTGTCGGCGCGGCTGGTAAGGCCGCGTATGACATTGGTGCCCAGTTTGATGATGCGTATGACACGATTCGTGCGGGCACTGGTGCTAGTGGTGCTGCGTTTGAGGAGCTGCAGGATTCGATGCGCAAGGTCGCTGGCGAGTCCATTGGTGTTGGCTCCGATATGGGGGCTATCGGTACCACCCTGGCGGATCTGAATACGCGCCTTGGGTTGACTGGTGCGCCGCTTGAGGAGATGACAGCGCAGTTCATGCAGCTGCAGAACCTCGGCGTGGATGCGGACATCAACGAGGTATCCAAGGCTATGAGCGGTTTCGGTATCGAGGCTAAGGACATGCCGGGCGCGCTGGATGAGTTGTTCCAAGTCTCGCAGGCTACCGGGTTGACGATTACTGAGTTGTCGCAGTCGGCGGTGAAGGCCGGCCCCGTTTTGCGTGGGTTCGGTTTCTCGATGTCTGATTCGGCGGCGCTTGTGGGCCAGATGGATAAGGCCGGTCTGGATGCAGATAAGACGCTGCAGTCGATGCAGCGTGCATTGGCGGAGTTCGCGTCTGAGGGGCGTAACGCTCCGGAAGCGCTCAAGGAGACCATCGGGTCGATTGAGGAACTCATCAATGCGGGTGATGATGCTGCTGCTATTGATATGGCGTCCGGTATTTTCGGCACTCGTGGCGCCGCCCAGTTTGTAGATGCGGTGAAGACCGGCACGTTGTCTGTGGATGATTTCATGGATGCGACTGGCGCCACCTCGGACACGATTGGGGGACTGGCGGAGGAGACCGCTGATTTCTCCGAGCGGTGGGACCAGTTTAAGAATCAGGCGATGCTGGCGCTGGAGCCTATCGCGGCGGCGGTTTTTGACTCTTTGGTTCCGGCTTTGGAGATTGCTCAGGGTGCGGTGTCTGGTGTTGCTGATGCGCTTAAACTGATTGGTGAGCATAAGGGACCGGTTCTGGGTGTTGTGGGTGCTCTGGGGTCGTTGACTGCCGGTATTGCTGCTTATAACGCGGTGCAGAGCTTTAAGGATGCTGGTGGCTTTGTCGGCATTATGAAGTCGATGAAGACCGCGATTATGGAGACCACTGTCGCGCAGAATCTCCTGAATACCGCGATGTGGAAGTCCCCGATTACGTGGATTATGGCAGCGATTGTTGCGGTCGGTGCGGCCCTGTGGGCGTTCTTCACGAAGACGGAGACGGGCCGCAAGATGTGGGAGTCCTTCACGGAGGCTCTCGGCGCCGGCTGGGATTGGGTTGTCGAGAAGTTCAAGGCTGGCCTGGATTGGGCGAAGTCTACTTTCGGCCCGGTGTTCTCCCAGATTGGTGACACGATTTCCGGCGCGTGGGATGCCACGGTGGAGAAAGCCACTGGGGCGGTTGACCGCGTTAAGGAGATTGTTTCCGGAGCTTTGGAGTTCTGGAAGACTGGCGACTCTACTGACTACGCCGAAGCTTTGGGCATGAACCCGGACTCTCCCATCTTCACGTTCTTGCAGCTCTTCCGCGACAAGCTGGTTGCTTTGAAGGATTTCGCTGTTGAGGCGTGGGGCTTCATGTCGGAGAAGTGGAGCGAGTTCGCCGCTGGCTTCGGACAGTTTTACGAGACGTGGATTGCCCCGATTGTGTCCTTTATGGGGGATGCGTTCCAGGTGCTGGGCACGATTGTGGTTGGCGCGTTTAAGGGGATTTGGTCGGCGATTGAGCTCGTCGGCTCGATTATCTCCACGGTGTGGTCGTCGGTGATTCAGCCCACCCTGTCGGTGTTTATGTCGGTGGTGCAGGGCGTGGCGTCGTTCGTCGCCCCGATTTTCCCCGCGGTGATTGGTGGGGCTTTCCGCACTCTGGGCACTCTCATTTCTGATATCTGGAGTGGGATTATTAAGCCGACGTGGGATTTCTTCCGCAACGCGGCTGGCCTGCTCGCGGACGTTCTCACCGGGAACTTCTCGAACATTGGGAATCGCTTCTCGTCGATGGGTGACGCCATTTCTAATGTGGTGCGCGGCACCATCAACACCGCGATGAACCTCTTCAAGTCGATCTTTGAGGCCGCGAAGGGCGTGGCGGCCGCGTTCGCTCAGTCCATCGGCAACATGGTGTCCGCTGTGCGCGGCAAAATTGGCGAGATGATGAGCCTGTTCGGGCAGATTCCGAGCAAGATTCAGGGCGTCTTCGCCTCCGCCGGCACGTGGCTGGTCAACGCCGGCAAGAACATCATCAGCGGTCTCATCAACGGCATCAAGTCTATGTTTGGGCAGGTTGGTAATGCTATCGGGTCGATTATGCCGGACAAGATTCGCGGCATGATGGGCTTCGCTAGTGGTGGCCTCGTCCTCGTCGACGGTGGCATCACCCGCGCCTACATTGACGGCGGTATCGACAAGCTGGAGCGCTACGCCAACGGCGGCACCAGGGAGGACCACCGGGCGCAAATCGCCAAGGGCGGTGAGTGGCGTGTGTGGGCTGAGCCGGAAACCGGCGGCGAGTCCTACATCCCACTCGCGAAGTCGAAGCGCAAGCGCTCCACCGAGATTCTTGCCAAGACGGCTGATATTTTCGGCCTGACTGTCCTGGACAAAGACGGGGAGCGGATTAGCCCGGCCCCGTATTCGGCGGTAGCGCCAATGAGGGCCCACTATTTCGCTAACGGCGGTTTGGTTTCTTCTAAGGAACTGCTGGCGTTTGTTAGCGGCCAGAATGTGAAGGGTAAGCAGGCGCCGGCTTCGCTCGAGGGCTACCCGTACACCTGGGGCGGTGGACTGCTAGGCAACTGGGGTGACTGCTCGGGCATGATTTCCGGCCTGGCGGCCTTCATCGTCGGCCTGAACATTGCCGGTCGAAAGTTTGCGACGGGTAATGAGGGCCAGGTGCTTTCGCAGATGGGCTTCTCGTCGGGCCTGTCGCCCGGCAAGTCCGCGTTCGAGGTCGGGTTCTTCAACGGTGGCCCCTACGGTGGCCACACCTCCGGCACAATCTATGACGCGAATGGTCGTGCGACGAATGTGGAGATGGGTGGCGGTCGCGGTAACGGACAGATTGGCGGTGCTGCTGCCGGTGCTCGTCACTCCCAGTACACGGATCGGTATTGGATTGGTCTGAAGGATAAGCCTCCGGTGCCGCCGAAGATGAATGAGATTCTTCCGATGGCGGAGACCGGTGAGATTGACACTTCTCTGGTCACGGGTGAGTCCACATCATCGGGTTCTGCGTCGCAGACGGTGAAGCTGTCGCCTGAGGAGGCGGCTATCGCGACGGCTGCGAACGAGCTGGGCGATAAGTCCGTTGTGGAGCACCTTACTGAGGGTCTGCTGGATATGGCGGGTCTTGGTGGTGGCCTGCTGGCGAAGATTCTTCTGGGTAAGCCGGGGGATTGGTTGCCGTCGGGTGACGCCATCATCACTGAGAAGCAGGTTCAGGTTCCGACTTCTGCGAAGCAGGAGGAGCCGAAGGTCGATGTGGATAGGTCGGTGGCTCCTGCTGTTGTGACTCCGGATGAGGCCAAAAAGGCTAAGACTGCGGAGTGGGGCCAGTCCTTCTTTGTGAGTGAGATTGCGGAGGCGGCGAAGCGTCTTGGTGTGGGTGCTAAGGGCGCGAAGATTGGTGTGGCGACGGCGCTTGTGGAGTCGGGTAATCCGATGAAGATGTGGGCTAACCGTGCTGTGCCCGAGTCGCTCAAGTATCGTCACGACGCTATCGGCTCTGACTACGATTCCGTGGGCCTGTTCCAGCAGCGTGATAATGGCGCTTGGGGAGAAGTCTGGCAGCGCATGGACCCGTACGAGAGTGCTGCGATGTTCTTCCGACAGCTGCACACCTTCAAGTGGCAGGACATGGAGCCTGGCGCCGCGGCGCAGAAGGTTCAGGTGTCCGCGTTCCCTGGCCGCTATGCGCAGCAGATGAACCTTGCCGAGGACCTGGTCAATAAGACCGGCGTCTTCGGCGGCAGCGGAGGCGGTAACAGCGTGCCTGCGAAGCCGGAAGTTCAGCTCAAGGGTGCGTTCCAAGAGTTTTTCCACGCTTGGGATGGTGCCGACGCCGGCATTGTGGATACATCCTTGCTGCTGCGTAGCGAGGACGCCGCCCGTAGAGTGTTCAACCTGGTTGAGGAGCGTGGTAAGGCTAAGACTGGTATCGCAGCTAAGGACGCTTCGCCGGTGGCCTCGTACAAGCATCTGATGACGACCGGTGACTATGACGGTCGTATGGCTCAGATAGGCATTCACGAGGATGATGACCTCGTAGGGGCTGTCCTTGATGCCCGCCGTGCCGGGGCGGTGTATGACCAGGGTGGCTGGCTAAAGCCGGGCGGAATCGCGGTGAACCTGTCCAATGAGCCGGAGCCGGTTTTCAACGGTGACCAGTGGCGTGACATTAAGCGCGGCGGTCTGAATGGTGAGCAGGGTATGACCCTTGTGGTCAACCTTGAGGGCCAGGAGGTGCTGCGCAAGCGCGTGGACAAGGTCGAAGACGAAGTCACGATTAATACCGAGGAGATTAGCAAGCTGCGGCGCCGTACGAGCGTGGCTGTGGCTGGCACGACTAGGGGAGGTGCGATGTAAATGGTGAATCCTGTGAGGTTTGGTTCCGGTTTTTCGGGTGTCGATTTGCCGGACCCGCCTGGCTACAAGGTGGTGTATACCGCGCCGCACCAACCTGGTGAGCAGTTCATCCTTCACTCCATGCTTGACGCGGAGGCTGATGAGCAGCGCGTCGTCCTCAAAGAGGACGGCTTTGGTGACGGTGTTGGCGTGGTGGATTTCGCTTTGGCGGAGTCCGTCACCCGCTACGGTTCCCGCGTGGCCGGGATGAAGGTTCCGGCGTTTACCGGCTCTCTGGATGTTGTTGTGCGCCCTGGTCCTGATGAGTCGGTGATGGAGACGTTGCGGGATTGGCGTAACTCGTGGTCCTATTTCGATGATGGCCTGTTGAAGGTCGTGGCGCGTGATGGCGGGAATCGTCAGGCGCGTGTTCGTTTGGTGAGTTTCGCGGAGGTTGAGCAAGATCCGTCCGGCGTGACCCTTATTGAAGATAGTGTTCAGTATCAGTGCCTTGATGGGTACTGGACGGGTGGTATTAGGGCATACACGGGTAACGTCACTGTGACGACTCCCGGCGACTTGCCCCCGAAACTTCGCCTGCGTTGGGATGGGCAAGCCACCGCCTTCTCCCTACCGAGTGGTTTAAGCCTGAGTCTGGCTACTGGGCCGGGTGTGCGGTGGATTGATTTAGAGCGCGGCATGCAGGGCCAGGTGACGGATGAGGACGGCAACGTCGATTCTGGAACCTGGTCCTCGCTGCGTGGCGTGCTTGTGGGGGAGACCCTACAGCCGTACACGAAAAACGATTTCCAACTGGGTGCGGGGTTGACCCTTGAGGTGACCCCGCGCTACCTGAGCCCGTGGAGGTGACCCGTGGTTGATTGGCAGCAGCACAAAGGGACCCGTGAGGCCGTCATGCGGGTCCACGGTCAGTACGTAGGCCTGTATAACAAGAACTGGGAGCCTGTACTCGACATTGAGGACTGGGTAGACGCTGAGTGGGGCGGCACGTTTGCGGACGTGGGCAACATGTCCATGACCTTGCCGGGTGAAATGTCGCCGGGCGTGGTCAACCCCGTGGTGGACTATCTTCTGCGCGATGACCTTCGCCGCTTAGACGAGGGTGGTCGCCTCGATGCGCTCATCCACGGTGCGGTGCATGTCGTGGTAGAGCGCCCTGGTCTGCGGCGCCGCTGCTACCGCATTCTGGAAATCAACCCTCGTGGCGGCGATCCTGAGGGTAATCCCGCCGAGGTGGAACTCACGGGCGTGGACTCCATGGAGCATTTGAAGCATCTTCCGTTGTGGGCTGACCCGTCGAACCGGTCGAAGGTTGTTCAGGCGCAGTGGGAGGACCGCCAGGACGGTAGTGCTGAGAAGGTGAGCCGTAAGCTGATTGGCCGTAACTTGATTGGCTATCAGCAACCCTCACTGCTGGGCACGATGTTCTCGTGGACTGATAAGTACACCTCACCGGAGCAGTGGCGGGGCTTCAACCCGTCGATGCACCCGGTGGTGTGCTCGCCGGTCATGTCGGGCAACCGCTCTGAGTGGTGTGTGGTGTCCGCGAGGTGGGATAACGCGTGGGATTTGCTTAAGGCTACGTGGGCGGCGGCTGGTGTGCAGCCTTTCGCGTGGCTGTGGCTACCCGGCGACCCCCAGCCCTTCCCTGAGTACACGACCCTGTCGTTGCCGACGACGATTATCGACTTCGCCCCCAGGGCTACAGTCACGGGTGCCGCTGGCATCGTGGGGCAGGCGTTCCGCCAGTTGAAGCGGACGATTAGCAGTGATGACTTCATCACCTCCACGACGGAGTTTGCGGACGTTGATGCCCGTAATGCGGACGGGCGCAAGCCCTGGGTGGTGTACACCCTGATGGATGCGCCGAGCGTGCAAATACGCAAGTCCACTGACCACCGCTTCCTCGTGGGTGGTAAGTCACCGGACATGGTGAACAAGGTTGTCAACATTGGTATCAAGTCGGCGGTGGCTGCTGCGGTGTCCGCAATCCCGGTGATTGGTGGCCCGGCTGCTGAGGCGATTAAAGGCGCGGGTGAGCTGGCGGCGGAGATGTCCGCCGACCGCCTCTTTGTCCTCAACGAGCACGTAGACAAGAACCGCCAGTTCC